GCAAATCAATCTGTTTTACGAGGAGATGAAACTGTAGCATATTTAAAAATATTGATTACTGAATTGCAAAATATGGCTGAGGCTTTAAAAGTAGTTCAAGATTGGCCAGGTGGCGCTCCAACCCCTAATCCAGTTGTTTTAACAGCAGCAAATTCCGCTTTACAGGTTTTTGAAAATGTTTACAATGAAATTGATAGTGTGAAATCTAAAATTGTTAAAACAGCATGATTTATTCTATAAAAGGAACCGTTGTAAATGGTCAATCACAAGACCCAATTAAAGGAGCAAAGGTATCTGTTTCCCCAATTAATTTTATATTCACTGATACTAATGGAAATTTTACATTAGATGGAAATATTCCTGAAAGTGGAAGTTTATCTATGACTATAAATGCTACTGGGTATCAATTTATAGAACCACCTTTATATAAAGGAGATGGTAGTTTAAAACCTGACTTAGGTGTTTTACAATTACAGCCTTTAGTTTCTTCTTTAACCCAAGAAAAAATTAAATCAACTCAATTAAGTAAAAGCCAAATTCAAGAAATTTCTAGAAATAAAAAAGATCTTTCATACTACGCTGAAGAAAAATTATCTAACCAAGTTAATACTTTAAAAAATACTTTAATTCCCGCGGTATTAACTATGGTTGCTAGTTTTGGTTTAACACAGGTTTCAAATTATAAAGCTGAACAACTCCCAAAACTTTTAAATCAAGCAGTTTGTCCTACACAAGCTGAATTGACTAATTTAATTAATAGAAAAAACAAACTAGTTAAACAATTAAATAACAGTTTAATATTAATAGATAAAACTACATTTGCCTTGGGTATTACTGGAGGAATTATTCAAGCCTTTGAGATTGCTTTAAAATTTCAAATAGCTATTGTTACTCCAGTCCCCCCAGCTACAAATGAAGCTAATAGAATTTTAGACAAAAGAATATCCCAATTAAAAGCAGTTAATGCCGGTATATTATCTATATTAATCATTTTACGTCAAGTATTAACCCAAGCTCTTCAGTTACTCAACCTACTTGATCAATTGGTTCAAAAGTGTTATCCTGACGCTGACCAAGAAAGAGTTTCACTTGAATTGACTGCTTTGACTGTTCAACAATCAACCCAAACATCTCCTGTAGTTACAAATGTGAATGGATTTGAAATGGGTATTGAAACAGAAAATTCACCTAATACTTTAAAACGTAGACGAGCTATTGCACGTAATAAACAAGGTGTAGTAATGTTAAAAGGAGAATGGTCATTTAGTTCAATTGACCAAATATTAATAGACGAACTAGTATTTTACATTCAGCAAAATGATTTAAAAGCTGACTAACCAAATATTTATAAACATATGAAAACCGACGGATTAAAAAAATTAATTAAAGAAGCTGTACGAGAAGCAATCCAAGAGGAATTAAAAGATATTCTTTTAGAGGCAGTTCGTTCACCAAAAACAATCGTAAAGGAATCTATTCAAACAATAGATACACCTAAACCTACATTTACCCAACCTACAATGGATTTAAGATCTAAATATGCTGATGTGTTAGGTGAAACTGCTTTAAGTTTTACTTCACAAGATGCAGTTCCATTTAGACCACAAGTAAGTGACCCTGTAAATGGTAATTTAGGTGCTGGTGAAGTAGGAATGGACCAAATTATGAGTTTACTAAATACTAAATAATGCCCTTTAATCCCCAACAAATTAACCCAGTTGATTTAAACCCAAATGTTGCGGTTGGGGTAAATTTACCTTTTAGTGGCCCTGCTGTTTTTACCCAGAACTACTTAACAGCTCAGGCTATTAAAAATAATATTATTAACTACTTTCTTACCAACCCAGGAGAAATTCCATTAAACCCAACATTTGGTGGTGGTTTGAGAGCATTTATATTTGAACAAATTGCTGAAGGAACATTAACTGGATTAAAAGAAAATATAAGTGGTAAAATGGAAAATATTTTTCCTGAAGTTATAGTAAATTCGTTAGATGTATTAAGAAACGATGATTACAATACTGTTATAGTCAATATGAAATATTCAATTGCTAATTCTAACATTGTTGATCAAATAAATTTTGAATTTTAAAAATGGCTACAACAAATAGAGACATAAAATATATTAATCGTGATTTTACGGACTTTAGAGCACGTTTAATAGAATATGCTAGAACATATTTCCCTCAAACATACACAGACTTTTCTGCGACATCACCTGGTATGATGTTTATGGAACAAGCCTCTTACGTAGGGGATGTTTTAAGCTTCTATTTGGATAACCAATTCCAAGAAACATTTGTTCAATATGCTCAACAAACAAATAATGTATTTGAGTTAGCATATATGTTTGGTTATAAACCAAAAACAACGGGTGTAGCCCAAACTGTAGTTGATGTCTATCAACAATTACCTTCTATTAATGATGGTACGGGTAATTATGTACCTGATTACACATACGCTATTACTATTGGAGAAAATACTACTGTAACTTCCCAAAATGGTTCTTCATTTTTGATTCAAGATAAAATCGATTTTTCTGTTTCAAGTTCTCAAGACCCCACTGAGGTAACCATTTACCAAATTTCAGGTAATATCCCACAGTATTTTCTTTTAAAGAAAAGTAGAAAAGCAATATCTGCTGCGATTAATACTTCAACTTTTTCTTTTGGAGCCCCACAATCTTTTCAAACAATAAATCTCCAAGGAAATAACCTTATTAAAATCCAAGACATTACCGATTCTGATGGTAATAAATGGTATGAAGTAGATCATCTAGGTCAAGAAATGGTTTTAGATACTATTAAAAATACAAATGTAAATGATCCAAATGTAAATGGAGATACACCTTATTTACTTCGTTTAAAAAAGGTAGCTCGTCGTTTTGCAACTCGTTTTACATCTCTTTCAAATCTTCAAATCCAATTTGGTGCTGGAAACCCTTCAGACGTAACAGAAGAAATTACTCCAAATGCTGATAATGTAGGTATTGGATTGCCATTTTCTCAAGATAAACTTACCACAGCATATTCACCTACAAATTTCCTATTTACAGGAACATATGGTATTTCACCATCTAATACTACTTTAACAGTAAGATATTTAACAGGTGGAGGTGTTGGATCAAATATTGCTGCTAATACGTTAACTAGTTTAAATACATCTAATTGTAAATTTAACAATGTTAATTTAAACTCAACTACTGCTAATTATATATTTAATTCATTAGCTTCAAATAATTTAGAAGCTGCTACTGGAGGTAGAGGAGGAGATACATTAGAAGAAATTCGCCAAAATACTTTAGCCCTAGCAGCCTCCCAAAAACGATCAGTTACAGCTGATGATTATTTAATTCGTGCTTTAAGTATGCCTTCTGATTATGGTGCTATTTCTAAAGCGTTTATTGAACAACCTAAATTAACAGATACTCAAGTTTCAACAATTGAAACTCTTAATCTATATATTTTATCTTTAAATTCACAAGATCAATTAGATTACGCTACTGAAACATTAAAAAATAATTTGCGTACATATTTGTCTCAATATCGAATGATTGGAGATAATATTGAAATTAGAGATGCATTTATTATCAATATTGGTATTGATTTTGAAATTATAGTTTTACCTGAGTATAATAATAATGAAGTATTACTAGCATGTATTACTGCTTTACAAAACTATTTTACCTTAGATAAATGGCAAATCAATCAACCTATTTTACTTCGGGATCTTTATATCCTTCTCGATAGAATTTCAGGAGTTCAATCTGTTAAAAATGTTTCAATTTCAAATAAAGCAGGAACTACTTCAGGATATTCACAGTATGCTTATGATATAACCGGAGCAACTCAAAATCAAGTAATTTATCCTTCATTAGATCCTAGTATTTTTGAAGTAAAATACCCTAATTTAGACATAAAAGGTAAAGTAGTTCCTTTATAACGCTATATTTATAATAAAATATATAAATGGCTGTATATAAACTATTTCCTACCCAAGACGCCACTCTATATTCTGCTTACCCAACAATGAACACAGGGTTAGATGCTATTTTAGAAGCATCTAATAGATTAGACCTTGATGGATTGCCCAATGTAGCTAGATACTTAATTCAATTTTCTACTAGTGAAATTCAAGATATTATCAATAATAAAATATCTGGAGATAGTTACACGGTTTATTTAAAAAATTTCATAGCAGAAGCCCAAGGTCTTAATCAATCAACTAAACTAGAAATCCGACCAATTGCCCAAGAATGGTATAATGGTACTGGATATACTTTAGATAACCCAATTATTGAAGATGGAGCCTCTTGGACCTATTCCTTCTATTCAGGATCAAATGCATGGTCTTTAAGTGGAAGTAATTCAGGAGGATACTATACTAGTTCATTTAGTGCAGTATATGCCACTCAAGGAGGAGGAAATTGGTATACTTCTTCTACTTATTTAGTTACTGAGTCTTTTGCTTTACGTGATGTAAAAGATATAGAAATAAATACTAGTAATACAGTAAATGCTTGGTATAGTTCATCTATTCCAAACTATGGTTTTTTAATTAAACTTACAGGATCACAAGAATTTAACCCTAGTGAGTATGTTCAACCTATATTTAAATTTTATAGTGTTGATACAAATACTATTTATCCTCCAACTCTAGAATTTAGATGGAGAGATTATTCAACTGTATTAACGGGGGCTAGTACAAACATAGTTACTACCTCTAATATTAAAATGTCACTTGCTGAAAACCCAGGTGTTTTTTTCCCTGAAAGTGTAAATAGATTCTACATTAATGTAAGTCCTTTATATCCTACTAGAACTTATCAAACATCATCTTTATACACTAATTTAAATTATTTACCAACTGCTTCATATTACGCAATAAAAGACTTGGATACTAACGAGTATGTTGTTAACTTCGATAACAATTATACTCAAATTAGTGCCGATTCAACTGGTAACTATTTTGATGTTTATATGAGTGGTTTAGAACCTGAAAGATATTATAAAATTTTAATTAAAACAACTATCCAGGGTTCTACAATAATTTATGATGATAGCTATTACTTTAAAGTTATTAACGGATGAGTGAAAGCATAAACTTACAAAAACAAGTATATGATAAAAGACAGTATACTAAAGTTATAGATACGTCTTTTAAAGAATTGGGTGTTCAAACTATTCAAGAAAGGATAGCAGAACAACCTACCACTGAAGAGTTCTTTGCCCTTTACAATGAGCTTTTTTATAATATACCCGAATTAGGTGAAACTAATTCACATGAATATTTGATTAAAACAAGTAGTGAATATATTAATTTTGAGGCTAACCAAGAAGAAATAGCTGCTTTACAAGCAGAAATTGCCCAATTAAGAACAGATTTACTTGATGCCCAAAGACAGATAGTAGAATTACAAACAGGAACAACATTAGCTAACCCACAATAATGGCAGCAGAAATTGTACAAATAGATACACAAGATTTTACTTCACAAGCATATGAAGGTCAAGATATTGGTTTAATATCTTCTTTTGAAGTAAATACTTCATTATCATCTAGTAGTTATATCGAATATTTTGTATACGATAATAACCAAAATTTACTTGAAGTAAATTATAACTTTACTCAATATACTGTTTTAGCTGATGGTCAATCTGCTGGGTTAAATAATACTATTTCTCAAATTATAATTGATCCTGAAAAGTCTCTTATTGATTTAGGATATGACCAGGGAGAATATATTACATATTTTAATTTCTTTAATAAACAAATTGGCTCAGAACTTCAACAACTTTATATTACTGAAATTTCTTCAGACCGTACTGAAGTTCGTTTAGATAGTACTTCATTAACTGATGCTGATATAGTTGAGCAAGCTAATTCTTTAATTCAACAAAGAGAAGATAGTCCTTATTTTCTTGATTTTTATCTTAATTTTGGAGACAATCAATTAGCTATAGCTAATAATATTCAATTAGATAATC